CTTCATGGAACTCTTTGATTTCTTTAGCAAGAGCACCAACTACGAATTCTTCCATCTTCTTGAAGTTTTCGTGAACATTTTTTCTGTCGCCGTGTAGTTCTTTCAACTCTTCTGATAATTTGTTAAGTATGAAACTTTCCAATTTAGCAGAGTGTTTGCCTACGTTTTCTTTGTAGGAGATTTTTTCTTGTGCAAGTGCTTTTCTGTCTTCTACGAACTTTGAGATCTCTTCAGATAACTTCTCACCCATCATCTTGTCGATGGCTTCGATCATGTTTGACTTGTCATGTTCGTATCTTTGAGCGAATTCTTCTCTTAATTCCGCACCCACTGTTTCTTTGTTTTCTTTGATCTTAGAATCCCAAGCTTCTTGGATGCCTTTTTGAACATCTTCTGATATCGCTCCAGACTCAACCAATTTTGATATTGCATCAATCATTATTTTAGGTCCTTTATTATGTTTGTTAACGCCTCTTTGAGGAACTTCTGTGCTTTCGGGTCATTTCTAACTTCTGCCGCCAAACCTTTTGCCATGTTACCACCCTTTGTGTTCATTAGGTGTTCGTAAATTGGCGTGGGGTAAGCACCTGGTGCCGAAGGTTGGGCCACAACATCCACTGTGATGATCTCGAAGTCTGAAACCTCACCGTTCCCGTACTCGGACATGTTTCCACTTCCTCTACTTGAAACGCCTAGTTTCACACCTGATTCCAACATAGTTTTGACAAGTTGACCCATTGGTGTTGGTAGGATTTTCATCTTACCGTATCCATTTGGTCCATCCATCCACATCTCTGTTATCATGTGTGACACACGGTCCAAATTAATCTTTAAATCATCGGGATGATCCACTTCACCCAACACAGAGTATCCTGAGCTGATCTGATCGTTCAGTGTTTTGGTCGCTTTCGCGATCTCGGACACTGGGTACGTTCTCTGATTAGCATTTTTAATCCCACCCTGAATGCAGATGCCTTTCATGTACAAATCTTTACCTTCGTTCTCGTGTAAGATCTGCAATCTGGCTTCGTTAAAAGTTAGATTCTCTCTTAGGTATAGTGATGACATTCGATGAACTCCCTTTTCTCTGTTAGATCAACAACTACTTAGAAGCAACTGGGCTTTTTGCTGAAGTGTCAGAACCGTCTTTGTGGTCTGCTTTAACTTCTTTCATCTTTGGCTCAGTTGTAGCATCAGTCATCTTTGCAGATGTTGGTGCTGGTCTTCCTTTTTCGTCTGCTCCACCTTTTGCAATTTCTTTTGCGTTAGCACCGTTTGGTGATTTGGCATTTGAAGCAACTGGTGATGCTTTGTTGTCTGCATGGTCGGCAGTGTCCGCTTTAGCCATGTTTTTGTATTCTTTTACAGTTTCTTTGGCTGGTGCTTCTTTGCTTTCCATTTCTGGAGTCAGTTCAGGTGCAACTGTAACAGCTTCTTCTTTTTCTTCTTCGCCGTCTTTGTTACCCATCATTGCTTCGAATTCTGCTTTTAGTTCGTCTAAAGCATCTTCCAAGTCAACTACTCTGTCTTCAACATCGCCTTCTGCGTCTTTGTCAGCGTCCATGTCCATGTCCATTTCTGGTTTGTCCATTTCGCCTTCTTCATCGCTAGCGATATCTTTGATCAAATCGTCAGTAGCGTCGCCACCAACTTCTTCGATTGACTCTTCTTCAGTAGTTTCTGATTCAGTTGCTTCGTCTTCGATTTCAACAACTTCGTCTACTTGTTCGTCTTTAGCTTCTGCTGACGCTTCTTCAACTGTTTCGTCAACTGTTTCGTCAACTTTAGCATCTTCTTTTGATTCTTCTGCAGTCTCTTCTACTTTGTCTTCTGTAGACTCGTCTGCTAGGTTCTCGTAGATGTCTCTAGACTTTTCTACTACGATCTCGTGGAATAAAGCTTCTGCTTTATCGTTTTCTTCGTTTATCAGTAATTCTAATAAACTCTCAAATTTATTGTTTGACATTTTACACGTGCTCCTTCTTTAATAAAGATTTGTACTTATAAGTGTTTGTATTTACTGGATACGGGCCAAAACGGTGTAATTAGTGGTGATAAAGTTGTTTTTTTGGCTAGATCTTTATCTGTAGGTCGAATTTTGACAGGAATTCCTCTGTTGAGGGGTGATCCATGTTGTCGTTCCAATCCAGATCCTTGGGTTTGAACCAATTCTGAGGTATCACGCGATGGAATTTCACATCTGGGAAGTCCTTTAGGCAACGTTTGGTCTGGTTCATCCAGTTGCCGTAGAAAGTGGCCTCGTCGTTGTTCTTCTTGTAGTTGCGTGTGTCACCAAATATGTTGTTGAGATGGAATCTGTTCTTCTTGGCATCCACTGCCAGGCCCTGGTAGTCGAAACCCAGTATGTATATCTCCTTGAATCCCTGCTCACAGGCCAGTCTCAGTGCGGTCGGTCCGCTGGACCAACCCAGGCTGGGTTTGCTCCACGTCACATGGTCTAGGAGTTTCTGATGTTTCTCGTATTGGTTGTTGAAGTTGGAGTACACTTTATTATGTACGACATAATCGGTCTCCGCTATCTCCAGCATCATCTTGGGATCCACTGCCACCAGCCAGTGTGGTTGGTGTGTCCTGTACACTGCGTTGCAGGCGAAAACTGTGCCTTTTTGTTTGAGATCGTTGAGGTCGATGCCCTTACGTGACTGACCATTGCCTAGTACGAAAGCTACTTCCGCCATGTTACAGTGCTAGATCGTCTGTTCCTGCAGTCTGTCCGTACATCTTCTGTGTGAACACTGCTTCTACTTTCTGTTGTTCGTCGTGTGCTTCTGAGGCCTGCCTCATGGAATTGATCTGTTTGAGTGTCAGCCTCGTTTTCCTGGTGTCTTCTGCATCTAGTATTGAAATGTCGTGCTCTGGTTCGTAGGTCTTGTCCTGTTCGAAGCCATTTTCGCCATATGTGAAGAATTCATTCAGTTTCATAAACGTATTTAATCCTTATACCTGTCCACCGCCACCGGTTCCGCCCGGTGTCTGGCCGCCCGGGGTCTGTCCCGGCTGTCCTGGTTGTAGTGCACCTGGTTCTGGTGCTTCGGCGTCCGCAGTTGGTTCCTCGAACTGGTCTAGGTCACTTGATATGCCTGACTGTGTCACGCCACCACCCCTCAGTTCGTTTGCTTTGCTCTGTTTCTTCTGTGGCACGTTGTTCTCTTCTGCCCATAGTTCAGCATTCCTCGCCATCTCCTCCTCAGAAAGTCCAAGGTATCTCTTCAGTGCGAATCTCTTACTCATGTATGGTAGGTCTGCAACTGCTGTGAATGTGTTGACCCTGGCTTGGTCCATCTCTGTCTGCCTGTACTGTGCGAAATTCTGTGGTGGATTTAATTTTAGTCCAAACATGCTGTTGTCTATGTTGTAACCCTTCGATTTGATCCATAACTTGAATTCACTGTCAAAAGTTTCCGCCAACATCGACTGTAATCTGGCACAATACTTGTTGAACCTCAGTTCTTGGATGTAGGCCGTTCCAACCCTGCCGTCATTGTAGGATGTTCCGCCATCTTCCGCACCTGTTGGCAGGTATGAACTTGGGATCCTCAATCCTCTGAATAGTTTGTTGGTGAAGAATCTTAGATCGTCGATCTCTCCCAGGTTAGTACCACCCGGCAGTGTGTCTACTTTAGATCCTCTACCTTCCGCTGTCTGTGGGAAGAAGTAATCTTCGTTTATACTCATTGGGTTGTATGTTGCATCGATGAAGTTGGCTCCACCTGACGCACTTGGGATTCTTCTTTGGTTGATCTCGTTCTTGACCCTCTCGACGAACTGCATTGCCAAGTGTGTTGGCATGTTACCCACGTCGATGTAGAACACTCTTCTCTCAGGTGCTCTCTGGACCCTGTAGATTATGATTGCGTCCTCTAGTAATTCTTTCTGCTTGTAAACTTTGAACACCTGTTCCAGCACTGACTGTCCGAATGGGAACAGGTTGTCCAGTCCGTCACTCATGCTCATGTGTATCACATGTTCCGCATTGATGTTGTATGCGTTCATTGTCTTGTAGAATCTTCCACCACCATTGCCGCCCGCAAATCCTGACTGGTTATTAGTGGCGCCTTGGTTGGCGTAGCTCTGACCATAGGCCGACGTGCCGCCGCCCGTGGTCCCTGATCCACCATAGGTCTGGTTGGGTGTTATCTGTGTCGCTGATAATCTCTGTAGATTGGGATTGATGTCTCTGATCACGTACTGTTCGGGTTTCTTGCCCTCTGACTCGTTCACTACGATCCTGTCAACTTTGGCGTTGTCTACGTACAGCCATTTCTGTGTTTCTGGGTCTCTCACGAAGAAACAGTCTCCGTATTTTAATGCGTTTCTGAATATCCTGAAGATCCTTTTCTTGAATTGGTTGGCCTTGGTCCATTGTTGCAATGCTTTTTTTAATAATTTAACTTCGTGATCTGTGCTCTCGTCATGGAACACTATGTCAAACGGTGTCTCGTTCTCCGTGTTCAGTTGTGTTGAGAATTCTGCCAGGATGTCCAGTGCCGCATTGATCTCCGAGTCCGAATCCATTTGGTCATACTGGAAGTATCTCTGTATCCTGTTGGGGTGTCCTGTGTAAACGTCTGGAAGATAAGAACTGTAGTTCCTCTTCGCGAAGTTGGGTACCTTCTCCCCTGATATGGGAGACATGTTTGCGTCTTTAAAATATTTTTTCCAAGCCATAAAGTTATTATACTAGACTTCCACCCATGTTTGCAAGACTATTGTTGGTTGATTTGGTATTCTTTTCTGTCATGGCACCTATCGTTACAAGCGTATTTAAGTGTTGTGCCAACTTTTTGTTCAAATCTATGAGTTCTGTGGTGTTGTTGTTCAGTATAGTCATGTCCATGTTGGTGCTGTTGTTGGTCACTGTGTCACCTGCTGTGGTATTCGTGGTTGTGGTTGCTCCTACTTCTGCCAATAGACCTGCCAGTTGTCCTATGTCGTTCTTGGGTACTACTGCTTCCACGCCGTGTAGCATGGCTGGTGTGCCTGAACCAAAGTCCTTGAATCCACTGGAACCGTTGTAGAAAGGCTCCATTGAGGCCTCCCCGGATATATCGCCCGCAGAACCAGGAACTGTTGCTTTTTTGTTATCTTTATCACCAGTGAATGTTGGCAACTTGCCTGTTTTAACATATTCGACTGCACTGCTCAACTTGTTATAGAACTTGTCAAGTCCGCCGCCATCCGATACCAGGTCCTTGATTTTTTCGTTGAATTTGCTTGTGAAGTCCAATGTTGCTTCCGAGTTGTCGTACAACATAGGAGCTAGTAATTCAAACCTATCTATCTCTAGTTTAGAAGCCACCCTGTCAAATGTGCTGGTGATGTTTCTCAAATTCTTGATGTTGTCTCCCACTGCATCTAGTTCGTTCTGAATCACTGATGGGTCAACTGCCTTACCTATACTCTGGACAACGGCATTCAATGCTTCGCCAAATCCGCCACCCGCTAACGATGCCTGACCAAACGCCTTGCTACTCTGCATCACATCAGCCGATATGGTCTTGATGGAATTGTTGAACGCAACAAGATCCCCGGTCTGTTCGAATGCCTTGAATGCATCTCCGAACCTACCGCCCGATATAGCCTCCAGTTCTCTGCTAGTTTCACTGATAGGTGCTCCCAGGCCTATAAATTCTTTTCCCAGTTGTGCTAGTGGTCCCGGCAAACTGGCCAGCCCTAGTGACAGTGTCTTGGCATCCTTGGCGTTCATTCCGGCCAACTGTGATTGGAACACTCCGTCTGCCGCCAACGCCATGTTCTGTTGGTTAAGTGTGTCAACGCTCTCGCCTGTTAGTTTGCTGAGTGTTACTAGATTCTTTGTGTAGTCCGCTGTGCCTTGCAACAGTTGTGCCTGGCTCATCCTCGACACATTACCTCTTGCTCTTTCCAATTCCAGGAACGTTGTCAGAAACCCAGAGGTATCGTCCAAGGTAAGTCCAAACTTGGCAAATTCATTTTCTGTGATATCCCGTAGACTTCTAGTCAGTCCTGTTATCTGTGGTATGCCCTGATCCACCGTACCAAACAGTTTGGCCAACAGTCCAGAGTTGGTACCGATCAGGTCAGTGAACTTGGTTAACGGCATCACAGCATCGGCCGATGCTCTACGCAACATCACTATCGATGACCCAAACGTTGCTCCCGTCTTGGCCAGTTGCGTGAATGCTTCCACGTTGGAATCTATGTCACGTGCTAAGAAGTTTAATGCCTGCCCAACAACCGGTATCTCACCAAATCCGGATTTGATTAAATCCTCCACACTGGAGATTGATTTTGTTGTGTCCGAGAATGCCAGTGCTGTTTTTATACCGGCGGTGGCCACGCTGACGATAGCGTCCTTGAGGAACTTCACTGCTTTGGTAACTAGACCCAGTCCTATACTGAACCCTTTTGCCTTCTTTTGGAACTTGTTCATGGCATCGATGCTCTCGTCGAGCTCTTTGCTGAATTCTTTTGTGAGTTTCCCTCTTGCTTTCAACTGCTTCTTCTGATCCTCCATCATCTTGATGATCATCTTACGGGCTTTTATCTCTGCTTCTGTGCTTTTGGTATTCTGTATGGCAGTCTTGGCCGATCCTCGAAGCACCCTTGTAAGGTCCTTGAGCTCACTGGTCATCTCCTTGAGTAGCTGTTCTAGTTCTCTGTCCATACGGTTTTAAATCCTGTCATTTTATACGCACATAAATATTGACACATGTACGCAACTAGTGTATATTTATAGGATACAAAAATGACAGAAAATACTAACCCATTAGGCCAGTACTACAGACAGCCCCAGATATACATCAAACTACCAAGTGGTGGTAGGTACTATCCCAAGGAGGTGTTCACACCCACGGAGACGGGCGAGATACCGATACTGCCAATGACAGCCAAGGACGAGATGGCATTCAAGACGCCTGACGCCATGATCAACGGTCAGTCCACCGTCGACGTCATCAAGAGCTGTGTGCCAAATTTATTAGATCCATGGAAAATGGTGAACTACGACACAGATGCAGTACTTCTTGCAATAAGGATAGCCACGTATGGTGAGACTATGCAGATCGATTATCGTGTACCGGTAACGAACGATCAAGAATCACACACGTTGAACCTGCCGGCACTGCTTGAACTGTTGGGTAAAACGGTGATTGTAGATGAGACCACAACCAAAAAAGGATTCAAGGTACAAATACAGCCGTTGGACTACAAGACACTGACCAAGATACAGATAGCAAGATTTGAACAACAGAAGATGTACGGAACAATAGATAACAGTAGCATGACTGACGAAGCAAAACAATCGGCGTTCGCAAAAAGTTTTGAAACACTTAACATGGTCAATTTTTCGTTG